ACAAATAAAAGATTACTTAGGCGAGGAATTATCAACAGATAAAGAGGAACGCATAGAACAGACTGATAATATGTTTCATCAAAGAGATGAATTAATTATTTGTAAAATGTGTAATAGTAAAGAGTTATTAAAAGAAAATGAGGTAAATAGTGAGTAAAAAGTATATTAATATTGATTATATAAAACCTAATAAAATTTGTTATGATTGTGATTATGACAATAATTATGTTTGTTTTAACTGTGAAAATGAACAAGTTAAAAAATTATATCCACAAATTAAATATTTTTCCTCATTTTATAATTATGAGAGATATTTAAAAATTAAAAATAATGAATAATTTATGTTTAGTTTCAACAGGCGGTGATATGTCTAGTCGTGGTATGGGTGACAAAAATACAGTTTATGTATTTCCCTATAAATATAAAAAACAAGTAGATGATTTTTTAAAAGCACA